CTAAGACCTTACCACCGGCATGATCGTAGAGCTTAAAGTCATTAGCAGCTAGGTCGTAATTACCTCCGTTCAAAGCTGATAGGAGCGAGCAACCTGGATGGCCTAACCATCCTGTATTGAATTGAAATGAGACTAAAGCATCGAATTGGTTCTGGTTCAGAGGAACCTTTACTAAATGGTTGACTTCATTCTCTACTGAAGCTAAATCTGAAGCTAAGAAGTTATCTGCTTCTTGCTGAGTTATCTTTTGACCGACATAGACTTTAGGAGGGCCTGCAGCATCAGTATGCCCGTAACCAATAGTAAGAACACCAATAGGGGTTCCGCCCACTGGGACAATATGATCATTATGGTCATCATAAGCGCCAAGTATTAAACCCTCCCAAGATTCTATGAACTTTCGGCCTGCATCACTTGTTTTCATTTATTTCCTTTAGGCTGCTGTTACTACGTTTGTCCAAGTAGTAGCGCCATTAGTGTTAATATACATTCGTGTAGAAGTAGAAGAGCCTGCTATGTTTATATATAAGGATCCTTGAGCAGCAGATAATGTAGGAGCTCCGGTTCCAAAGAATATCCCTAAGTGTGCTAAAGAAGACATTAACAGACCTGTATCTGCTGTGCCTCCAGAAGGAGGGGCAGTACCATTAAAGACTGTTACAGCTCCTGTAGTAGATAAAGATGTACCTGTAGCTGCGCCTATAACTGGTGTAACTAAGGTAGGTGTAGTCGCTAAGACAGCTGCACCTGTACCTGTAATAGTAGAGACACCTGTACCGTTTATCTTAAATACATTACCTGTAGATCCTGTATCAAAAGTCTTATTGGTAAGAGTGTCTGTAGTAGCTCTTCCTACATAAGTATCTGTTCCTTGAAGAGTTATTGTAGAGCTATCGACTCCTGCTAAAGTAATAGAATTATTAACAGCGTGAGTCTTACCATTAGCTATAGTAAGAGTACCTGTAGAAGGAGTTACAGTAAGACCATTAACTGAAGTAACTGTGGCTGCTCCTAATGTAGGAGTAGTTAACGTAGGGGAGGTTGCTAGAACTGCAGATCCTGTACCTGTTACTCCCGTTACAGAAGTACCTCCAATCTTGAAGACATTTCCTGTACCTGCTGTATCAAATGTCTTATTAGTTAATGTATCTGTAGTAGCTTTACCAGTTAAAGTATCAGTTGCCGCAGGAAGAGTTAGAGTTCCAGAAGCTACAGCAGAAGCCTGTAATGTCGTAGACCCGCTAGAACTTCCGTTAAATATTGCAGTAGTTAAGGAACTTCCTCCGGCGTTCTGCCAACCTACTGCAAAGTTAGAATTAGATGTCTTCCCTAATACCTGTCCCGTAGTTCCTCCTACAGGAAGGGGGTTAACCGTAATACTTCCGCCTCCACTAATAGTTGTTACGTCTACCAACCGCAATGGTTCGAAGTTACTGACGGGAGCAGGTAAGTTTATAATTCTATTAGAATTCATATCTAAAGAGGAACCCATCTGGTTAGGAGAGGTTCCATCTCTAGACAATGTATTATTCATAGCTTGGATTGTTGCCGCGCTATTATTATTTAAGTCAGAAGTGGCAGACGTATCATTCTGCAGACTTCCAAAGGTTGTAAGCGAAAGCTTGTCTGCCATGGTATTTAATTTAACTCTTGAATTGTAATTACAACATCTGCTGTAGCTGCAGCACCTTCAGCAGTACCTACTCTAAAGAACAAAGTAGGAAAGTTGAAGGCGATTGTAGATGCAGGAGATAAGGTCAAGCCTTGCGTATTAAGAGCTGTATTAGCAGTACCGGATGTTACTGTAATAGCTTGGTCAGCTGCTATAGTAGTTCCAGTTCCACCTGCAGCACTAAAGACTCCTGCTGTAGCTGTAACTAATGTATGATTAGCATTTACAATACGAACACTTTGAACTAAATAGTTCTTAAGTCCTGTAGACAAAGTAATTGGTATTGAAGTATCCGTGTTGGTTGCGTTAAAGTTTACTGCTGTAGCAATATAACGCTTATAAGCAGCGCCTCCAGAAACGTTCAGTTGTCCGGGGGCAGTCGAACCTGTATAAATAGCGTTAACGTAAAGATCGTCGCCGCCTAAATCAACTGGTGTTCCCATGTATATTTCCTTTATGGTTAGTAAGGGGTCTTTCGACCCCTCACTCGTTTAGTACGAAATTGTACCGTAGTAGTAGTACTTGATGCGCAGCTTGATTAAGCCACCACCACTCGAACCAGTAAACGTTCCACCAGATGCAATTGCACTGATGTACGCAGACTTGGGAAGAGGAGTGACTGCATTAGTTACCAGAGGAATCTGTAGACCATTGGTTACAGTTCCCATCCAGTCACCTGCAACCGGAGGAGTAGCCGTACCTGTCCACGTACCATCAGGATAACAGACGAATCTCTTACCTGCGGTCATTTGTGAATTAGTAACAGCACCTACCAAGCAAGCTCCTGCTGTAGTAGTAGGAGTTACTTGCGCCCACGAAGACGGGTTACCAGCTACTGGTATTACTAAGCCTATGCCAGTAAGACCTGTAGCAGAACCAGTACCTGCGTTAGCTGAAACTAAAGTCTCCAGTTCAATCGAGTCGATTGCTAACTGAGGATTATTAAGCTTCAGAATACCGTCAGTACCAGCTACCGTTACGGGAGCAGTTTGCTGCAAGGGAAATAAGGTAGTGAAAGAAACAATACCTGTATTAGCTGTTGCAGTCTGAGACGCTATCGTACCTTGGAACGAAGACGGAAGAGCAGGATTTAAAGCTCCTGTAACTCCCGAAGTAGATCCGTATGCTGTAGTGCCCAGATTGATGAGGACTTCTATTTCACGATTTTCACCGTAAAGAAGATAATCTCCACCAGCCTCTGGGATTGCTTTGGATGTACCAAACTGTAGGTACATTCCATCTTGATTAAGCCAAGAACCTGTAGACATATTTCACCTCCTGTTTATGGCACAACTGATGTGCTGGTTAGAACGGTGATCATATTCTCAGGCCGGTATAACTTAAAGCCCCATTCAGCAATAGTCAGATATTCCTCTTGCTGGAGATCTTTGTTGAACTCCGAATACACAGTAGGATTCTGTCTAAAACCACCAACCCAAGGCAACGTATCGCCTGGAGTTGCAGAGAATAAGTAATTAGCTACACCTGTACTAGTTACTGTTCCAGCAACACCGCCAGAAGTAATAGTTTCGGTAATAGCTCCGGGAAGATAATTTGATTCGTAAACATCGAATCCGAATAAGTTAAATCGGAATTTAAACCCATTCACAAGACCTTCCTCAGGCAGTTCTTGCCAACGCTTTGAGGGCGTCAGTAAGTTGACTACGTTAGTCTGAGTTTCGAAAGTATATGCTACGGAAGGATCGACAATAGCACACAGATTAGACAGAGGTACATTAGCCTTAGTTAAAGAATAACGTGCTCTAGCAAAATCTGCGAATGTCATTGCCGCATTAGTTCCGGTAGCCACCCAACGATGGTCTCCGTTATTAATTATATTTGGATCGTTCTTAAGTTGTCCGGCATTCGCTTTGGAGAGAATGTTTACCTCGACAGCTTCCATAAGCGCACGATGTTCACGAGGAACAAACGCTGCAATCACATCCGAAGAATAGTAACTATCGCGCTTGAACTTTTCCGATATTGCGTTAGCAGAATACTTATAATTATCGAAGGAGAAGGTAAAGTTGCCTGTATCCATCGCATTATATTTAATTGCCTGACCTTCTGTAAAGTCTGCAACTTCTGCTTCACCAATAGACGGAATGTTAATCGTCTGCCCATCTGGGAAGTCTGAGATAATTCGGACAAACTTCATAGCATTAAGCTCATCTAAGAGTAACTGTTTGATCTCACGAGACCATAAATTAGTTCTTAGGAGATTATTGGTATTGGCATCATTAAAGCCTGCCATAGTTTGTCTCCTTGATTAATTGTTTAGTTCAGAAGACTTTTGTTCGACCTTTTATAAGATCTGGATCACCGGCTTCGAATCTTTCTCCGAGTTCCATGTAATCTTTATGTCTCTGAACTGTCATTTCTTTACTTTTCCAAAGACTTGGATTTGTCTTCCTTAAGTTCTCATACCAATTCCAATCACGGACTTCTCCGGCGGAAGGTTTGAAGTTGTCACTTCTTTGTTGAGAGCGAGGAGGTGTCTGAAAGTTATCTGTCTTCACAGGTTGGTCCAATCCTAAAGTCTTAAGAAAGGCTTTAGGGGATGTCTTCGCCAAGGAATTAACATAGTCTTCAGTCAATCCTAAATCTTCGATTTGTTCTCTGAGAACTGTCTTATAGTTATTACCATAACGTTCTCTTAACTTCTCCTGCACTAGACTGAAATTCTCCTGCTGTCGCTTGGAGCTTTCATATTCTTGCATCTTAGAAGATACAAAACTCTCAATCTGTTGTGGAGTTATAGAATTATCTCTGTCGTTCACGATGGGTTCTTTGTTACTTGACTTGCTAATATATTCTGGGATTAATTCTTCCAACTTCTTAGTTGCTTTGTAATCTGTATCTAACTTTGTATAGTCCAGTTGCATTTGATCTAGCTTATGTTCTAACGTCTTTACATACAGATCTGACTCATATTTGCCTCTAGCAAGACTTTGATTGTCTCTGAATTTCTTGCCTTCGCCTACGAGTTCTATATAGTAGTCTTTAGCGGGGTCTACTGACTGGTCGTCTGCTAATAAACTGTCATTCATTATTGGGTCCCTAACATTCCTCCTGGTTCAGCTCCAGCGGGCGGTTGACGTTTAAGATTAAACGGTTCCTGTGCTCTGCCTTTAGGTGGAGGGCCTTCCATGTCGAAGTCTTCTCCCATACCTGTTGCTGTACCGGCTTGTTGATGTAATTGTTCTTGTAATGCTTGTATTAATTTCTGTCCTTCTGCCTGCTCTGAAAGAGCTACAAAAGGAGTAATAACTTCATAGTCTTTAAGGTCAAAGACGTCTTCTAATATCTTCGCCAATTCTATACCTGAGAAATGAGGTTGGACAACTGGCCAAAGACCAGAACCTGTTAAGTTAGTAAGGTTCTGTATTAACTCTGCTTGTTCAGCAAAGTGTCGAGCGGCTATAGGTCTTATACGACCTATGCCTGTAATATCTTCTACTGTAAGCTCTTGGAACGATGCTATCTTGAAATCGTCATCAAATACTCGTATGGTAGTAGCTCCGACCATATTACGTCGGGCTAGTTCTAACATAGCATTTAAGAGAGGTTCAATGATCTGTTCTTCGAACTGAGTAATCTTATTTTGAAAGACACGAGCAGAAGCATTCTCTAATCGTTGTACTTCATACTTGGTCTTCTCTCCTGGGGATCTAAATCCCATAGCTTCTCTAGGAGCCCCAGCCATCTCTTCCATCAAACGTTCTAAGTTTTGTAGTTCTAGGTTTGCGTTAAGAGCTTGGACTTGGGGAACAACTAGATCAACGTCTCCTTCATCGGAGACAAATATCTTCTCACCTGGTTGCCAAGTGAAGTCTTCTACGAATCCTTTAATCTTTTGTACTGGATATGTTATTAAATCGAAGACATCAGCCTTCATATTTTCGACATGATCCATACGGTATTGCATACCAACCAGATTATCAAGAGGACCCATTCCCCAGAGGTTATCCTGCTTCTTACGCCATGGGGCGTGAAAAATAGGAGGGTAACCAAAGAAAGAAGGGTTAGGTTTATTACTAATAAGCTTGTGTCTATCGACGACCATGATGACACGATTCTTTTCAAAAACATCATTATGGTAGTCATACCAGTCTCCATAGAAGGTTAATACTTCGACAAATCCAGAAAGTAGATAAGCGCGAAAAGAAGTGAAACCGTCCATACTATACAAACGGTCACGCTGTATCCAATCACCTTCGAAGGTGCGAGCATGAAACCTAATATTCTTGAGATAGTCGAATAGTTCCTCATATGATTCTTTGTTCTCGTCAGAAGACAGTCTACTTAAAAGATTTCTTAATTCTCCCAAACTGATAATTGATCTTATAATTTTAGGAGAAGATTGGAAGTCTTCGGAAGTAGGATTCATAATCATATCTAAAGGATTGATACGTCTAATTGCAGGGCCTACATACCCGGCTTGTGTCATCTTCGGGAGTTTCTTATCTCCTGGTTCTGTGTAAGTACCTCCAGCCATTCCTCCAATAGTCATCTGTTGGGGCTGTTGAGGTTGTTCTACTCTTTCATCTTTCCATTCGACAGTAGCGAAGCAATTACCAAAGTCTATATAATCTAAGATTATCTTATCTATTTCATGTTTAAAGGAGGGTTGGTCGATTGCCCAGGCCATGTAGTTGATGATGGCATCTCGCTTAACTGCTGAGTTAGAATCTTTCTCCGCAGCTTCCCATTCAAGCCATTTACGTTTGGGAAATAGTGTTGCGGTATAATTGGAATATAAGTTATCTCTGATTTGGCAAAGCTTTGGGACAGTTGTTTTATTCTTCCAAGGTAGCTGTGCGTTTGTCGTCTGGGTTGTATCTGTTGCATAGACATACCTCCGTACTTCTTCCCAGTCTGTTTTCTTTACATTACGAAGAGTATCCCATTCTTGCCAACGTTCTGTTATTCTTGTTGCTAAGAGATCTGGAGTAATGACGTTCTGTAAGTCAAGTACTTTTCCCGTCATTTTAAAGTCGCTCTGTTTGTTTTTGCATTATATTTATATTTTGAAGAAGACTTACCACTTACTTTAGAAGCTCTGGACTTCGCTCTTCCTGCTGCTCCTAAGGACTGACGTTTCTTTCCTGCCTGAGTTAAAGATCCGCTTTTAGTCATGTGACCTCTTTTGATTAACAGATTTCTAGCTAACGAAGTAGATCCCACTTGACTCGCTAGTCTAGAAAGCAACGCAGTCATGCGACTCCACCAAAACGAGCGTTATAAGTAAATGCATTCTCTTGTTGTCTTTTCATAGAATAATAGTTGAT